GAGGATCAGCATGGGAATGTATCAGTCAAGAAGCGTGCTATCTATGATACGACAGTTAATAGAGCGAAAGCGTTAGTGAATACCTGTAAGGGATTTCGACCTGTCAAGTCAGGCGAGTCGGATAAACTTGGGGAAGCAGTAGAGTCATTGGAGCGTACACTAAGTGGAGTATCTACTGAACTGTTGCGTGATAGTGATGCCATGAGAGATAAGGTCAAGACAGAGATTGACGACATCTTATCTAAGTTTAACTAAGGAGAGTAAATATGAGTAAAGAAGAAGGTTTTGAGTTGTCTATTGATGCATTAGAAAAACTATGTGATGAGCATGGTTTATTATTATCAGATCCACTACTTAATTTAGTTACTGATGTAATTGTAATGGTCTTAAATAAAGATGAGGAGAAGTAAATATGAGTGTAACAATTGATGAGTTAAGGGTATTGATACCCACGATAGGCAAAGAAATCACACCGATCATTCAATCAGAACCGGGTTGTGGTAAAACATCTTTGCTGTCTATGTTGAAAGAGGACATGGGAGATGGTTACGATTACATCTATGTTGACTGTCCGGTCAAGGACATGAGTGATATAGCCATGACCATACCGAACCATGAAACTAAAACATTGGAGAACTATGTTGGCTCTCTGTTTAAACTATCTAGTGATAAGCCTAAAGTAATACTGCTTGATGAGTTTATGAAAGCGCCCAAGTTACTACAGGTTATCTTCACACGACTGATGCTAGAGAGAACTGTGGGCGATACACCATTGCCTGAAGGCTCGATAGTATTCGGCACATCAAACAACCAATCAGATGGGGTGGGCGATAGTATGCTCGCTCATGCGGGTAACAGGGTATGTATTCTTGAGATGCAAAAGCCTGCTGTTGACGCGTGGTTGGCGTGGGCTACTAACAATAAGGTGAGTGCTTTGATACGCGCCTTTGTGCATACCTACCCACGATGCTTACACAGCTATCGAGATGAAGGCGAAGAAGACAACCCTTATATCTTTTCTCCTAAGCGACATCAGCTATCTTTCGTGTCTCCACGATCATTGGCTAAATGTTCTGTCATTGTGGAGAACCGCGACAAGCTAGGTGAGAACGCTACGATTAGTGCTTTGAACGGCACGATTGGTGCTAGTGCTAGTGCTGACATGAATAGCTTTCTCCGACTAGAGAAGGAACTACCCTCGTTCGAGAGTATTCTGGAATCACCGATGACAGCTAGCATACCTAGTCAGATCTCCGCACAGCTGATGCTGATGTTTCAAGCAGTAGATAAGATCCAGACGCAGGCTAACATGACGAGCTTCATGCAATACCTGAGTCGGATTGATTCGAGCGAGATGCAAGCGGTGTTCTTTACTATGGTAGTGCGGCACAAGACGGCCGTTAAATTGGCGCGTGGTAATCCTGAGATTACTAAGTGGGCTACTACTAACTATGAATTGCTATAGGGGATAGAGTTATGACTCCGGAAACTAGACTGAAGAAGGCACACATTGCCTTGATGAAACATAAGGACACCGCCCTGTATTCTGGGATTATCCTTATGGGTACAAGTAAGGTGGTAGACAATTGTCCTACTGCCTATACCGATGGGGTAAACAAACGCTATGGGAGAAAGTTTGTAGAGGAGCTGTCTGAACCTGAGTTACAGGCGTTAGTCTTACATGAGAATCTTCATATAGCACTGAACCACATAGGCAGATTCAGGCAGAAGTTTGAGGAAGACCCTCAGCTTATGAATGTCTGCGCAGACTATGTGGTCAATGACATCATTGTGTCTATAGGTGATACAGACTTTCTTAAACTGCCTGAAGGCGGGCTATATGATCGTAAGTATCACAATTGGTCAGTCAACGAGGTCTACAAGGATCTCAAGAAAAAGAAAGATGAACAGCAATCGTCTCAGGACAGAGACGACCCTTGTACAGAAACTGGTGATGATGGCGTTGGCAACCTAAAGCCGCTAGACGAACATGACTTTGGTGCAAGCGAGAACATGACTATCGAGGAAAAGAAAGCCGTTGCTAAAGATATTGATGACGCTTTGAGAGAAGGTCAGATACTCGCAGGGAAGCTAGGGGGTAAGACACCGCGATCCATTGATGAGTTACTCCAACCGAAAGTAGACTGGAAAGCCGAGCTGAGAGAGTTTATCTCTTCAAGCATTAAAGGTAATGACGAGTACACTTGGAGAAAATTCAACAAGCGTTTGATGGCAAACGACATCTATATGCCCTCTATGGAGAATGAGTCTATTGGTGAACTTGTGGTAGCGATTGATACATCAGGGTCGATAGGCACAGTAGAGCTGACTGAGTTTGCTACCGAGTTGGTATCTATCTGCAACACCGTTACACCTGAGAAGATACGGGTAGTCTGGTGGGATTATGATGTGCATGGCGAACAGTCATTTAATGTTGATGATTATGGCAACATTGCGCACCTACTAAAACCTAAAGGTGGAGGCGGTACTAGGCTGTCATGCGTCAGCGACTACATTGTAAAAGAGAATATAGATGCTGAAGCGGTGGTAGTGTTTACTGACGGCTATCTGGAGAGTGATGTGCGGTGGGAGGTAACAACCCCGACGCTAGTGCTGTCGACAGAGAACAGACACTTAGACCTCCCCGTCCAGCGAGTTATTAGTTGTTCGGAGTGAGAGATATTAAACTATGAGGAGTAGTGATATGGAAAACTTAGATACTTTAATAATAGGTACAAGTCTGGCTATAACTATAGTCGTTGCAATTTTGTTTATATTGGGAGAGGGATAATGGCCAACTATATTATGGAGTGTAACCACACCGAGGAGCTAGAAAGTGCTATGTATAATAGTAAAGTGTTTCCTCTGGTGGCAGAGCTACACAAAAAGTTTAACCTTTATGTTATCCAACAGATCTATATGAAGGATCAAGATGATGATGATTGGAGTAATTTACCTAGCTATAGTTTTATTGATAGCAGTGAGTTATACCCTGAAACAACATCGGGTATTATTCAGAATGATCTAAAGTATGAGGACTATACAGAAGCCTTTGTGTTGGCTAATTCTGCCGGTATACCCACCTGCCTTGCTTACATAGAGCCTTATGCTAGAGACAAGAACCGCAGTACATATGTGGTTAGGTTTCGAATATCAGTAAAAAGCAGATCAAGCGATTCGTGTGATGCGCAGAGTATTAGGTCACTAAAGGTATCTCAGCTTATGAAAGCGGTAGGATCAACAGCCAACTATGGTTTTACAGGGCTATCTATGGGGTTAGAACCGAAAGTTGATATAGGAGCTTTTTATCCTCGTATGCGTCACTACTTTAAACTCAATAATACATCTCTTGAGTCTCTTAAAAATGATAAGAGAAATCAGGTTACACATAAAATGGAGAAGTTTATACCCTCTTTACTCGACCACTATATAAATGGCATAGCCTTGTCTACTGAAGAAGACGCAGGGTTGCGAGAGGTCGTTAAAGGTGTAGTACATCTTGATGAGGCTGTGCGCGAGCTTGAAGGTAAAATCATTAAGGGTCTCCACGCAGGGTTTACTATGGTAGGCGTGTCTCAAACCAAAGGTGTTATAGTTGGTGATATGAGCCTTAATGGGGATAACACGTGGAGCTATACGAATGTTAAGCGTTATGAGACACTTGAAGATTACCCTGCGTTTAATAAGATCACGCTTGCGTTAACAATGCGGAAAGTAAGACTCTTAGATTCTACTAAAGACAAAAGGGATATATATAAAGACTATCATCTTCGGTGGAGGTCTGATGGCATGGCTGATGAAGAGCTAGGAATGTTTGAGATGGGCGATGTGGATAACAATCCCCTCGCTGTAAGATGGCTGTTAATACCTAAAGAGGACGAATCTTGAGCTTAAAAATGAATATAAGTTTGTCACCCTTTTATGCCTCCTTTGCTAATAGCACTTACTTTGTAGCAATGCGTTATATTAGTGGGGTATATGAGTTATTTTTATGTCGGGGTTTCATAAAAAGGTTTACCGCAACTACAATGCCTGATGAAATTAAACCTAAACTTGCGATGATAAATTCACTAGCAGAAACACCTCTAAGGGAAGAAGGAACCTTTCAAGAGATAGACATGTATACATGGCATATGTTTCTTTATAAAGAACAAGAAGAGTTTAAGGATATTGGTTGGAGAGTTTCTCCTGAGATGTATGTACTAATACTAACTCAAGACGAGATTAATAAACTACAAGGAGTAGATGTATGACAAATGTAATTCCTATTAAAATTAAACCTAAGCTAAAGAAATATGTAGTTTCGATTACCCAATACTGTGAACCTATTATTGTTGAGGCTTATAGTGAGCAAGAGGCAGAAACTGAAGCAGTTGAAGGTGCGGCATGGGAGCCGTCAGAAATTAGTGTTAGCGTTCGAGAGGTGCAGTGATGTTAAAAGCAGATGGATTTGATGGTGCTGTTATTGGCACAACAATGTTATGGGGCGCAGAGGGCGAGGTGTTAGTTTACTCTGCCGAAGCGTGTATTAATATTTTAATAGAGCGGGATGGTATGGACTATGAGGAGGCAGTGGAATTCTTTGAGTTTAATGTTACAGGTGCATACATGGGTAAACAAACGCCCATCTTTGTATATACAGACACCGAGGACTTAGACTTATGAAAAGGACGAACAGCAATCGTATCAGGACAGAGACGATCCTTGTACAAAAACTGGTGATGATGGAGACGGACGATGACCCCAGAAAAGAAAGTTAAACTAAAAATCTGTAAGATTCTTAAAGAAATGGGTGCGTATTATTTCTATGCATCTACAGGTGGCTACGGATCGTCAGGTATACCAGACATTATTTGTTGTCATAAAGGTAAGTTTATTGGTATTGAAGCTAAAGCAGGAAAAAATAAACCAACAGCTTTACAATTAAAACATCTTAATGACATCGCAAGCTCTGGTGGACAGCCATTAGTTGTTGACGAGACTAATGTAGATCAGTTAGAGTATCTAATTAGTAAATTTAAATAATATATTAGTAGAGGATTTAGTAATGATTGTAGGACGCAAATTAAAAGGCGAGCGCAAAACGTGCCTGACTTTTCGTGAACATGAACTTTATACATTGGTACTGTGTGGTAATGACAACCCTCAAATCTGTGCAAAAATGGATCTGACCATAGGTACGGTGCGAACAATGTTACAGACAGTATACAAACACTTAGGATACAAAAATAAAAACGACCTGCTTGTAGGTCACCTAGATAAAGCTCTTGTTCAAGAGCAGATAAATATTATGATGAGCCAACAGGAAGATGTCCATGAAAATTTCGGATGATGTAAACCACCCGTCTCACTACACTGCGGGCAAAGTAGAGTGCATTGATGCAATTGAATCAGCTACTCAAGGATTGTGTGGTGTCACTTCAGTGTGTGTAGCGCAAGTAATTAAGTATGTATGGAGATACTCTCGCAAAGGAACGCCAGAGAAAGACCTAGCGAAAGCTGACTTTTACTTGCAGAAGCTACGCGGTATAATAGCCGAGCAAGACACCCCACCCATACCCAAAGAAACCTATAGCAACACAGTTAAAGAAAAAGATTTGGTTGCTGAACTATCTAATGAAGAGACCGCTGACATGCTCATGCGGAGATTTTGTCCAACAGGGAACTGCGACGACTAATGGCTGATGATATAGATAAAGCAAACGATCAGGTTCAAAAGACACTTGATAGCACTCTTCGCGCCATGCGTAAGAACAGTGGCGAACCCCCTAAAAACCTCACAGGAAAATGTATCTGGTGTGAGGAACCAATTAGAGACAATCGACGATGGTGTAGTGCTGAATGCCGAGACACCTATACTGAGTCTGAGGCTGATAACAAATGGAACAGATAGTCACGCTTGACTTCGAAACCTTTTATAGCAGTGAATTTTCTCTAACCAAATGTACCACCGAAGAATATATAAAAGACCGGCGATTCCAAGTGATTGGTGTCGCAGTTAAAATTGACAACGGTGAAATACATTGGCACACCGGCACTCATGCCGAGATACAAATTGAGTTAGATAAGATAGATTGGAAGCAGTCAGGTCTTATCTGTCACAACACTCTGTTTGATGGTGCAATCCTCGGATGGATATTTAATATCTATGCTGCCCACTATTTCGATACACTCTGTATAGCGCGGGCACTACATGGTACTAATGTGGGTGGTAGTTTAAA